GACAGTTCCGCCTCCGATAGCGGCCCAAGCGTCGAGTGAGATACCCCCACTCTCAAGTGACCAGGTAACTTCCGGACCCATCCCACGAACGGCAATGAGCTGGTCGTCACCTCGCAGGTCGCTGAACTCCTCCGCTTCCGCGAAGCTGAGCGTGCGAGCATTTGGGAGGTCAATCATGGTCCCGTATGCTCCGGTGGCGTCGATGGGAGTGATCTTGATGTCCCGAACGCCATATGGAAGTGCGTCAGTTGGCATTGTTACTCTCCTTGCGTCGCGGTTCCTTGAACCTCTGAGTGTCGATGAGCTTCCCGTTGCTCACATCAAAGTGATGGAGGACAACTGCTTCCCTCCCGGCACCGCAGAACCGAGAGTTGCAACGGACCTCCATGACTCCAGGCCTCACGAGGATGCCGTGAAGCTTGTTGTCACAACGGAGCTCATCATTGGTCATTCCTTGCCGTTGCTCGTCTCGGTCACGACCGGGTTCACATTGCCGCGAGTGCCGACACGAGCGCGGTTGGTCTGCTCGGATGGACTCCGAGCGAGACGCTGAGCATACACAGAGTCCTTGCTGCCCTCAATCTCAAATCGGTCGTCCTTCGCCGCGAGGTGTTCCGCAGCTTCGTTGGTGACCTCCTGCGTGTCGCCATATCCGTGCCAAACCACTTCCTTGGAGGAGACGTTGATGGCCTTCCAGTCCTGCTCGCGGATGCGAGCAATACCTGCTGTGCCCCGATATGTTGCCTGCTTCATGCGTAGCTCCTCTCTGTGAGCCGATAGCTTGCGTTACGGGTGATAGTGTCGAGTTGGTCATCCGAGAGGTCGCCTGACATACCCTGCCACTCTACGGCAACCGCTCCTGCCTCACTGACCGGAGCGTCGAGAGCCACTCTAACGGCCGCGAGCACTTCATCGATACGGAGGTAGCTTCCTGGGTCGTCGTGGGCCCATACGGCACACTCGCCCTCACGAGCGGCACGTCCCGCTCGGCTCTCGTCCGGTCCGAACCGGAGGACAAGGAAGGGAACTGCTCCGGGATGGCCCGTCATGGCGCCTGCCCCATAGATGCGCGCTGCCGGGACAAGGTCCGTCACGTCAGTCTCCGCGAGGAGTCGAGCATAGACAAACGTGCGCCAATCCATCATTTCATCTTCCTCAACAGGTCCTTGGCTCCTGCCATGACCTCTCGTCCCTTGGTCCGGATGGTGGGGAGGATGATTGCATATGCTCCGCTGTTCCTGACCTCTAGCCAGATGCCGTATGGCATCCTATGGAACAGGATGATGGAGTGAGTAGTAGGTCCGTGCTCGGTTGCGGTGTTGAGCCCTTGACGAGCGTTCCCGGTCCGGTCAGTCCAGGGAGCATTGTTCCTTGCTTCCTTACGGACCTCCCCAGACCAATACTCCGTGAAGGCATACATCGCAGCACCAAACTTCACCGGAGCTTTGTCCAAGTTATTGAACAGGCTTTGGTCGGTCCACGAGATACCAGAGGAGACGCTAGCCACGATACTCAACCTCAGCTGCAGTCCGTCCATAACGGTCGCTGCTGACGAAGATGACCTGGAAGTGACGTCCGTCAACTTCAAAGTCATCGCCCTCCATGACATCCGCGCCAGGCTCGCCTACGATGCGGAAGGAGTCCGGGACTTGAGTCCCTTGTTCGGTAGTGATGAGACGGATACCAGCCATTGACGCACGGTCCATCCGGAACGTCTGAGCTGCGAGGGCAGTCGGTACTGCTGGCTTGAACCCTCCTGCCCCATCGGACTCAAGAGCCGAGCGCGTGAGAGTGATGACCACCGGGTCAGACTCAATCCATGCAGTCGTGTTCGCTTGATGGACCTCAGTCTCAACGTCGGTCACCATCTCAGGTCCTTACAATCTTGTGGACGCGCGTAGCTCTCGCCGTGATTGCCACGTCCTCGCCCGCAACTGTCGCCCAATATGCGGTCATTGTCTTTGCATGATCAAACGCTTGACTCATCTTCCGGCTCGCTCCTGCCTCAGAAACATCAACAAGCTTGGAGTATCGCGCTTGCTTCTCTCGCCAGACGCGAGCGGTCGTTGAGTCAGCCCCAAGCTCGTCAATGAGCGCTCCGAGAGCAACGTCAGTCCACGTCTCCTCGGTTGGCTCTCCAGTGTACGCTCGGACAAGCGACACCTGCTCGGAGGTAGCCATTCTCAGTCCTCGTCAATGAGGAGCGCGCGGAGGTCATCTGCGCTCGCATTGCCCTTGTACTCGACCTCGCGAACATCCAACTCATCCTTGAGCTCAGCATAGCTCAGTTCAGCATACGGTTCGTCCTCGTCCTCAAAGACGGCATCATCAGCCAGCTTGCGAAGGACGTCAAACGTTGGCACACCTTCGCGCGCCTTGAGATAGACCACATCGGCCTCGGTCAGCTCACCGGACTCCGCGCGTTCGCGAAGCTCCTTGATACTCTTGCTCATGATGGGTTCTCCTCTCTCCCTGGGGAGGACCGAAGCCGCAGGAGGTCATCGGCTTCGGTCCTCCGGTCAGGATCAGGCGTAGTCAGCCGGGATGGCGTAACTCGCATTGGCGGTGACCTGCATCACGACGCCTGCGCCGCGCTGACGGACACCCGTACCGAACCCACGCCGGTAGAACGAGTCAACCAGCGGGTAGTCATCGCTGCGACCCTTCACCAGCTGGAGCCCACGAAGGCCAGGATTGGCATGCTCGCGGACACCCACTGGGTTGGCGGCAGAAACCTCGCCGCCAGAGGCCAGCCCGACCATGTATCCGGTCGGGATGTAGGACTCCTCAATCACGAGCCATGGACCGTACCTACCTGCAACCGACAGGCCCTGGTAGATTGCCGGAGGCTGAGCGCCGCCTGCAACTCCCCCAGTATTTGTCGGCAAGAGGAACGGAGACTGACCCTGAGCCGGGATGAAGTCATAGCTATCGCCGGTCGCAACTCGGAAGCTACGAATGGCAGTGACTTCAGCACCGTCCTCAGGCACCAACAGGAGGAGCTGACCGCCGTTCGCGGCCGTGCCATGTCCGTGGTGCTTGAGCTGGGTCGCCATCGTGTCCAGGTCGCCACTATCAACAGTAGCGGCTCCAGACGTCAGGTAGTGATCGTGCGTGTCGGTGAATGTGTAGTTCTTGTATTCGGGTGGCGCAGCTGCCGCATCCGCATTGTAGAACGGGTACACGTTGTACGCGGTCCCACGAATGTCCGCAGTCCGCGTCTCGTTGTTGAAGATGGCCCGAAGAACCTTGGTGAAGAGGAGTCGGTTGTCAGCTTCGATGGCCATGTTGTTCAGGCTCTCGACCTGCGCCGCCGTCGCTTCCGCGAGGTACTTCCACGTGTAGCGGATGGCGAGGTCATACCACTTGAACCCAAAGCCCATGGACCAGAAGCCACCGGCTCCAATCCCCTTCGGCTCACCGAACTCCGAAGCCTCCTCAAAGTCTTCAGAACCAACAATGGGAACGTCTTCAACCGGAGCGCTGACATTGTACGTCAACAGGTCGATGAGACGCTGGCGCGCTTCGTTGTGCATCCCCAGCGTCGCCTGGAACTCTGCCCAGACGTCATTGAGGTTACGGCCATCCACGGTCTGAGTGAGAACATCACCCTCCGTGTTGTATCCGGTAGCACCACCGGCAGGGATGGGCATGATGCCCAAGGAACGGAGCGCGATGAGCTCGTGGCCCTCGGCTGCCGTTCCAGAGTACGCATGTCCAGGCAGGAGGAGACGCTCACGCGACTCCTTACCAAGAATGAAGGATGTCATCCCTGTACCTCCTGAACTCGGATCACGAGACGGTCGGCCTCCACCGTATGACCAACGCGCACAGCGTTGTCCCCTGCGGCGGGAGCAGTAGTCCCAAGAACTCCATCTGCGGTTGCGGCGTAGTACGCGGTTCCGGCCACAAGGGCCGCATCCGTGATCTCGCCGTTGGTCATGACGTCCACGATGTCGCCAGCGCTCTTGGCCTGGGTCAACACGAGGACGCCCACAATGCCGCTGTTCCCGGCACCCATAACTACTCGACCATTCGCGTCGAGTCCAACACCAAAGACAGTCTTGATGTTGCCGACGGCAAAGTCAGCAGCCAGAGGAGCGCGGAAGCCACCGGCCTTGGGGTCATACTTGTCATAGCGTCCCAAGGGGTCACCTCATTTCATTGGTTGTGTACCTCAGCGCCCTCTCAGGGCTGGGTACTTGCGAGCGAGAGCGTCCTTGTCGATGCCCTTGCCCTTGTTCTTGTCCTTGTTCTGCGAAGTACCAGATGGACCAGGCTTGCCTTCTTCTTCCTCCTCCTCACCAGAGGTTTCAGCGAGCAGGTATGGCTTCTCCTCGGCCAACTTGTCGAGAGTCGCCTTGAGCGCCTTCTCATCAAGCTTCGCGTCATCATCGGTGACGTCACTGACATCAACCCAACGCAACACATCCTCGGAGTCCCGGAACGGCTTGTCACGCTTGCCGTTGGCAAGGACCATCGCGAGCTTCATTTCAGCCGCTGCCGCTCGTCCCATCGACTCCTCTGCTTGCTTCGCAGCTTCGTCGCGGTCGCTCGTCAGCTTATCAGTCTCGCTGCGGTCCTTGTCTTCCATCTCCTTCTTGAAAGTACGAAGCTCGGTGAGCTCCGTGTCCTTCTGGTTCTTGGCGCGGTCTGCAGAACGCATCCGCTCTAGAGCCTGATCATACTCCGCACGAGAGACGGTATCACCGTCGCTCCCACCCTTGTCGTCAGAGCCACTGGCTCCTTCATCATCCAACTCACCGCTCCCGGAGCCACTGGCCCCTTCGTCGTCAACGGCTCCACCGGCAGGGATTGCGAACATACGTCCATCCACATCCTGCACGACAGGCTTGCCATTGATCCAGCGAGTCTTCAAGGGTTCGTCCTTCATTCGATGCGCCCTCTGGGACACCATCTCGACCTCCATCGGTCTGTTCGCGAGTCTAGCCTGCTGACCAGATACTAGCTAGTGACCACCTCCTTGTCCTCAAGCGACAGCTTGGATGCCCATCATGCCTTTGCTTTGCAACCAACCATCATAGTTCCCGCTGAGTAGCCGAGAGTTGAACTCATTTGGTTGCACCGTCACCGCTGAAATCCAACAGAGACACATAGGGTGCGGCTTGGCTGGGACATCGCCCTTTGCCCAAACTCCAGGACCTAGACCATCATCCAGCTCCGCAAAGTCATCACACTCGTCTGTGCGAGGGTGACTGCCGGATAGCTCCCATTGGTACGCTTCCACCCAGGGAAGCTCCATCCCCTGACGTATCTCTGTCGCATGGAAGGCATTGTTGATCTCCGTCCTTGCGAGTCTATTGGCTGCATATGAGACTCCTCCTGGAGTGTCCGGACGGATGAGATGTCGCACGCTCTTCGCAATCTCCTTCGCACTCTTCTGCCCAGCAATCCCTCGGTTCACGGTCCGCTCAACCCAGCCATCTGAGAGTGCTCTTGATTTGTACACTTGATCGGATAGCTGGATGTTGTTCACAAGCCGACTGCGTACATCCTCGGTGGCAGCCTTCGCCGCCGTGCTCATTGAGTCCAGGAGGAACCGTGCCTGAGTCGGTCCGCCCAGCGCATTCTCATCGACTGCCCGAAGCAAAACATTCAACATCTCCGCTTGGCTCTGTGATGCCGCAACGGTAGCTCTCGTGATCCCGCTCTGGGTCGCTCGTGTGACCTCGCCCCACAGCTCTGCCTGTGCTTCGCGAAGCGCAAGGATGCTCTGTTGGTACTGCGCTCGTCGCACTGTCTGCGAGACGTTCGCTGGGTCTGAGAGCGTCCGAACAATGAGCCGTTCTGCGTCCGCCGCAGCATCCCGGAGGACAACTGCCATAGCTCGGTCGGTGACACGGATAGCACGCAAGTGCTCGACATACGCGCCTCGGCTCGCGTCCTTCATCCACGGCAGCTGCTCAGCCACTCATTCATCCTCTCCTCTGATCCACGCTCGGACCTCCTCGTCAAGAACGATGCTCGCCAGATGGACTAGACCAAGACTCCTTTGCGCAGTGGCGTTCTCCGGAGAGATGAGTATTGATCCCGTCTCTCCTTCGTCATCCATCCACTGCCCGACCAAGTACCAGTCGGTCAGCATCGCCCCAGAGATGAGTCCGTCTGTGATGCAGTCCTGGATGGTCCCATGGATGCGTCGCGAGGCTTCATCAAGCTGCTCTTGGGTAGGCTCACTCACTCGGCATCTCCCGGCTCATCTTGCGTCGCCAAGTCCTCGTTGCCACCTAGCTCTTGGTCCATCCTTGCTCCGGTGACGTCCATCGCAATCTGAGCGAAGATGGTTCGCTCAGTCAAGATAGCATCCATCACTTCCGTGTCATCCGCAAACTCATACCCAATCTTGGACAACTCTCCTCGCACCCATGTCATCGGGACAACAGGCGGGTCGGCCTTCGCAAGCGCCATCAGCTCTGCAAACTTCTGCTTGCGGTTGACCGGAAGCTTGGAGCCGAATGAGACAACCCATAGCGCGCTCTCCATTGGAGCGCGGAGAGTCGGCTCATACGCAATGTACCAACTCCTGAGGTCGAACAACCAGTTGTCGAGCACCGCCTTGATGGTCTCATCCTTCTCCTCCGCTCGGTCAAGCATTGGAGCCATCTTCATAGCAAGAGCCACGCCGCTCTCTGCGACCTGTACATCGACCGTACCAGCCGCGATGTCTGGCGTTCCTGTTGCGATGTCAATCCAGCGCTCAATGTATCCAAGATGGTCCTGATACGGAGCGACCGATGAGACTCCAGTCACCCTCTTGAAGTCAGTCCCATCCGGATGCTCCACGACGCGAGCCGGGCCAAGGTTCCAGGCCTCCTCCTCTCCCGTCTCATCATTGATCGGCTTCCCTGCCGTCGTCGCGTACACGCCCAAACCTTCAAGCGCTAGCGTCAACTCCTCATCAGTCGCGCCCTGGTTCAGCGCCCCAATCAGGACCTCAAACCCTCTCAACTCCGAGCTGCCCCATACAGTCCCGTCCTGCTCAAAGTTCCGGATGTGGTAGACTGGCAGTTGGTCGATGGGTGCTGGCAATGTCTCGGCAGGGAGGACGGTCCGGACAGGGCTGCCCTGCTCGACGCCAGGACCGCCCCACTCGTCCACTTCGTACAACTCCTTGGTCCGAGTGATGGGCGACGGGCCACCGGCTTCCGTCTCCTTGCGGTAGGTGAGCCGCTCGATGAACATCCCGTCCTCCAGCTCAACGTGAGCCACGAGATGGCAGCCAATGATCTCATCAACATTGTCCGGATTGTAGATGGGGAAGTATCCCGCTGGGTCAATGAACTCCAAGGAGATACGTGAGCCATCTTGCCGCTCCGGGTCTGCATACATATGGAGCAGCCAGTCGCCTCGGATGATACCAAAGCGCTTCGCAGAACTGAACTTGCTCTTGAAGCGTTCGCGCCGGAGGAGCGAGACAAGTGTTGCGTATGCCTCGTTGTTCTCTGGTGCGTTCTGGTCCGGAACGAAGCTGATACCCTTGGCGAGGTACCGATGGAGCGTCTCAACAATCTTCTTGGCGGCAGGGATGTAGATGGGCTTGCTATCCGAGCCGCGCTGGATGATCTGGAATGCCTCTGGGACATTCCAATAGACTTGTTCGTACAAGTTGTATGCCGCAATGCGATTGGCATCAAGCTCGCCAACCCACGACGGCATGAGACCCTTACTGAGTGGGTCTGACGTACTCCATTGATGGAAGTTGGCGAGCACCATAAGTTCTCCAGGCTACGCGCTGATGCGCGTGCGACGATTGCCGGACGATACGTTTGCGCGTGACACCCGCGCTCGGTTGTCTTGCTTCCCAAGTTGGCCGTAGTGACCGACAAAGAACCGACCCAACGCCTCTGGCCCGTGATCGTCAACCTTCATCGGTTCCTCCTTCTCAGCTCGTTCATCGCTCTTGTTCTCTGGGTAACGGTACTTGTCGCCCATCTCAGCAATGAGGTCCGCACAGGAACGATCAATGAATAGGCGAGGTTGCTTGTCTGGATGGTCGTCCGCGAGGTGTTCCGGAGTCGGCTTGAGAGCTTGACGGATGAGCTCAAGACGCTCCTTGATAGGTCCACCTGTTCCTCCTCGCGCACGGACCCTGAGAGCTTTCTCCAGCACTCTCGTGTCCCCTGGCGATGCCGGGTCCGGATACATCAAGCGCGCCTTCGTGGCCAAGCCATCCTTCCATGAGAGGAGGTCCCGAGCGATGTCGTTGATGTCGGTATGCGTCACGCGATACTCACCAAGCACGTAGATGTTGTCCCATGTGTCGACCTGGACAAGGAGACAAACGAACGGATTGGTGAA